GTAGGTGGGTTTATGGGCTATATATTTTTAGTAACTCTACAACCACCAGAACAAAATTCAGAAGCTCTTATTAACTTAGTCCTTGGTTACTTAGGAGGTTTAGCTAGTGCTGTAATCTCTTTTTACTTTGGAGCTTCGCACAAACAGGATTAAATATGAAAATATCACAAGAAGGAATATCGTTAATTAAGAAATTTGAAGGCTGCGAATACAACGCATACAAATGTGCAGCAGATGTTTTAACAATAGGTTATGGGCATACTAAGGATGTTAAAGAAGGAGACTTAGTAACTCAACAAGAAGCAGAAAATTTATTAACAAAAGATTTAGAAGAGTTTGAAGAATCTGTTATGGATGCTGTAGAAATGCCAATGAGCCAACATCAATTTGATGCTTTGGTGTCTTGGACGTTTAACCTAGGACCATCTAATTTAAAAGCATCTACTATGCTTAAAGTTTTAAACAAAGGTAACTATGAAGATGTACCTGCACAAATTAAGCGTTGGAATAAAGCAGGCGGAAAAGTTCTTGAAGGTTTAATTAGAAGAAGAGAAGCTGAAGCTTTATTGTTTGAAGGCAAGGAATGGCACGAGGTTTAATACATGACATTAAGAAAATATGTATTTAAACCAGGAATAAACAAAGAAGGTACTAATTATAGTAACGAAGGTGGCTGGTTTGATGCTGACAAAGTTAGATTTAGAAAAGGCAGACCTGAAAGAATAGGTGGCTGGGAAAAGTTAAGCACACAAAGTTTTATAGGCACTTCTAGAAAGATATTTGTGTATAGAGCATCTGGTGGTACTAACTATATAACACTTGGAACTCATCAAAAATTTTATGTTTTAGAAGGTAATGTTTTTTCTGACGTAACTCCTATAAGAGCTACAACAACCAATGGTATTGTTTTTGCTGCAACTAATGGATCAACAACCATAACAGCAACAGATAACGCACATGGAGCTGTACAAGGAGATTTTGTAACATTAGCTGGTGCTGCTAGTTTAGGCGGTGCTATTACTGCTGCTGTTTTAAATCAAGAATATCAAATTACTGGTGTAGCAAGCGTAGATACATTTACCTTTACAGCTACAGCTACAGCAAATAGTAGTGATAGTGGTAATGGCGGATCAGGTGCTGATGCTGTATATCAGATAAACTCAGGCTTAGATGTATATGTTCAATCAACTGGTTGGGGTGCAGGCACTTGGGGTGCTTCTACATGGGGTTCTGCAAGTGATCTTACCCTTACAAACCAATTAAGATTATGGTCTATAGATAACTTTGGTGATGATTTATTATTAAATCCTAGAGCTGGAGGTATTTATTATTGGGACGAATCTGTCGGTGGCAATACAAGAGCAGTAGAAGCAACAACTTTAAGTAATGCTAGCAATGTGCCAACAGCAGTATTACAGATAATGCTATCTGATGTAGACAAGCATGTTATAGCTTTTGGTTGCAATCCTATCGGAGGAACAGCAATTGATCCTTTATTAGTAAGATTCTCAGATACAGAAAGCATAATAAACTGGACACCCACAGCAACAAACCAAGCTGGTGGTGTACAACTATCAATGGGCTCTACAATAATAGGGGCTTTAAGAACAAGACAAGAAATACTTATATGGACAGATGCTGGCATAGTCTCTATGAGATTTGTAGGAGCACCATTCGTATATTCATTTAATGAAGTGGCACATGGTCCATCTTTAATATCTCCTAATGCAGCAGTAAATGCTAATAATCAAGTTTACTTTATGGATAATGGTGGATTCTATAGTTACTCTGGTAGTGCTCAAAGATTGCCATGTACTGTATTAGATTATGTTTTAAGCGATATAAACAAAGGTCAAGCATTTAAAATATTTGGTGCTGTTAATGATAGTGCTAATGAAATAATGTGGTTCTATCCATCAGGTGATAGTTTAGAAGTAGATAAATATGTAATGTTTAATTATCTAGAACAAGTTTGGTCTATTGGAACAACAGCAGATAACTTTGTAAGAACTGCATGGGATCAAGCTATTATATTAGATAACCCAATAGCTACAAGTAAAAATAATAGTGAAGATAATAACAATTTTATTTACGCACATGAGCTAGGACATGGAGATGATGGTAGTGACTTTACTGCATATATAGAATCAAGTGATTTTGACTTAGACCCAGATGGAGAAAAGTTTACTGCAGTAAACAAAGTAATACCTGATATTCAATTTAGAGATCAACAGTCCACAGCAGATGATGTAACTATTACTATTAAAGGAAGAGACTACCCATTACAAGAGTTGTCTACTTTATCTACTGTATCAGTTACTCCAAACTCTACCTTTACAAATACAAGAGCAAGAAGCAGGCAATGTGCTATCAGAGTTTCTAATTCATCTAACGATTATGGTTGGAGATTAGGTGATCTAAGATTAGATATAAGACCAGATGGTAAAAGATAATGGCAAATCCTAAAACAATAGCATTACCTTTAGCAAATCAAGAATATAACACCTTAGATGAGGCAGTTACAAGAAGGATTATAGAACAAGCTGTGCAAGATTTAGCTATAGAAGTAATTAGATTAAAGAAACTAGAAGATGTAGTATCAAGCAAGAGCGTAAAAAGACATCAATTTTTATTAATGGGGATAACAGGTGGCTGATAATTTAAAAGTATTAGGTCAACTAGACCCTGCGGCAACAACAGTAACAGTATTATATACAGTTCCTAATATGACACAGACAACTGTTAGTTCTATAGTTGCAGCAAACAGAACAGGATCGGCTATAACATTTAGATTAAGCGTTCATGTAGATGGAGCTTCTGCTAATGATAAACAATTTATATATTATGATAAATCAGTAGCGGCAAACGATTCACTAACCCTAGTAATTGGGATAACATTGAATCAAACAGATGTAGTAAAAGTTTATACAAGTGCGGTTGACATGAGTTTTAACATGTTTGGCTGTGAAACAAAAGAGGAAGATAGATAATGGACATTAAACAACAAACAAAGAATGTAGCAGCACAAGGTCGTTTTGGCGATTCTATGCTTCTTCATGTTAATCCTGCAGAAGTTAAAGGATTAGCAGGTGCTATGCCACTTACTATTAATCCAGATACAGGACAGCCAGAAGCTTTCTTACCTTTTTTAGCACCATTATTAGGTGGAATGTTAGGTCCAAGTGTATTAGGTGCTGTAGGTCTTGGTAGTTTGTCTACAGCCGCATTAACAGGTATAGGAGCAGGTTTAGCAACATATGCACAAACAGGTGGCTCTGGTAGTAAAGCATTGTTATCAGGTCTTACAGCAGGTGTAGGAGCTAAAGCTTTTAATACAGCAGCACAAGGCGTAGCTCCTGGTGTAGATGCAGCAACAAGTTCAGTAGCAAATGCAGCTATAGACCCAGCAGTAACAAGTACCTTTGGTCAAGGAGCTGGTGGTGGTTTTGGAACATTGACTGGCAATTCTGGTCAAGCTGCTAATGTTGCAAGTCAAAGTTTAACACCTGGAATTACAAGTCAATCTACACTATTTGAATCAGGAAAAGCTATATTTGGTCAACCTGGTGGATTTGATGCAGGCATGAAAACTTTAGCAGGAGCAGCAATGAGTCCTGCTGGAATAACAGCAGGAACAGCAGCAGGTACAGCAGGTATTATAGCATCACAAGAAGCATTTGAAAGACAGATGATACAAATGGGATTGGATGAAGAAGAGCGTAAAAAAAGAATGTATGAAAGATATCCTGAAATGATACCAATGGCTTCAGGCGGTAGAACTGGTTTTGCTCCAGGTGGATCATCAGAAGGTAATATGATGGATGGTGAGCCTGATTTTGGTGATAGACCAAATAATCCATATGGTCAATATTATAATACTGGCTACGATAGTGGTTATCAAGGTTATCGCGGATTTAATTCTAATGCTTATGCACCAATAGCTAGAAGAACTAGACCAATACCTGGTGGATACATGGCAGGATTTGGACCTGAACAAAGATATTTTCAAGGAGATAACCCTGCTCAATATCTAACACAATATGCTAGAGATATAGCAGCAAATAATCCAGATGCTACACCAGAAGATGGAGCAAGTGGTTCACCTCAAGACCCTGCAGCTCAACCAACTAATATGCAGCAAGATCAAAGATATTCAAATTTTAGACCACAAATGTATCAACAACCATTTAATCCTTACGCTCAATCATATCAACCACCTCAACTAATGCAGCCACCAGGTGGAGGATATGGTAGAGCACAGCAAGGATTTAGAAATATTCCAGCGTTTGGTGGTTATGGCAATCCTTATATGCAAAGACCTAGCTATCAAAGTTTTTATGGCAATCCTCAAATGAATGGAATGATTAATCCTTATCAAGCATTTAGTCAAATGCCTATTCCTAGATACACACCACCACCACCACCTCCATCAGATACTGGTGGCGGAGATACAGGCGGTGGAGATGCAGGCGGTGGCGGAGATGCAGGCGGTGGAACAGGCGGTGGAGTTACTCCTCCTAGTGATGGACCTCCTATTGACGGACCTCCTATTAATGATCCTGGAATAGGTCGTAAAGGAGGAGGTATAAATGTGCCGCCTCAAGCACCTACAGAACCTTATGAAGGTTCATTTACTGGTAAAGGAACAGGAACACCTCCAGTTAATACACCTCCCCCTACAATAACAATACCTATTGAAGGTGGAGCAGATGTAACAATACCTGATTTTAGTAAGATGCCAGGATATGGTGGAACACCACCACCAG